TGCCACGCCGTGTCGCCCTCGCGCACGGACTGCATCGCGCCATACTCGTCCACAAAATAGTGCGCGCTGGCCTGCAGGCCGCCCACGCGGTGATAGTAATCGCAGTTGTTGCGCGCTGTATCGCCGTTGTTTGCCGTGTAGTGCATCACAATGTACTGCACCGGCCGCGTGCGCCCATAACGGTAATTGTCTGAGTTACAAGCAATGAATTCCATCAGATCTCCGCCTCACTTTATTGATACTTGCCCACGACACAGTAGCTGATCTGCGGCTTATTAACCGTCGCGTCGGATGCTCTCACGCACTGATATGCCGGGGCGTGCGTCAGCCGCGTACCTGTATCGTTTTCCGTGTTTGTGGCAAGCCAGATGTTGCCACTTCCAACCGTTGGCGTCACCGACACGGCAGGGTTTTCGATAAACGGAAACGGATATTGGCGTGCTGCTTTATTTTCCGCGAGACCCATCCACGATGCGGTATACAGTGCGCCCCATGTCTGCGATGTCATTTCCAGCTTGTCCGTGTCGAACGTCGCCCACATCTCAGCGATGCCGGACGCCCATTTGCGCCACGTCCATTTTCCGGTCGTGCCCTGCTCGATAACATAATCAACGCCAACGCCGCCGGAATCTCCGCCGAAAGAGCCGCTAGACCCGCCGCCAGATGAGATAATGCTTGTGATGCTGCCCTTTTTTGCTCCAAGTGTGATTCTTGAATTTGAAATCTGCACCAAGTCAGTCGAGATGCTATTTACAACCATTTCCGCGTCGATCCCGTGCGGGGGAGAAAGCACACGAACAGAATCACCGACTTTAAACGACGAAATTGATTTGTCGAGGTTGTGCAGGTCAATCGCGGTCAGCGTGATTGTATTCCTCATCGCGGCGTACCGGGTTAGATACGCCTGCCCATACGATTTTACAACAGATGGATCGTCGCTGCCAACCTGTATTGTCTTATCTACGCGCCCATAGCGCAATTCGACTGCTTCGTTTTGCAGATACGCCTTCCCATCGTTCACACTTGCGATCGTTAGCCCATCTTTGCCAAGCGGCCAAACTCGCGTGACGAGTGTGCCGACTTCGAGCTGCCCCTCGATATTAACGAGATTCGAGCCAAACGCGATTTGCTGGCTGTTTTCTTTGCCGATTGTTTTTGTATAATTGATATACACGTCGCCACCGATGTAGGATGCCCAGATGTAGCCACCCTTTTCTGATCTCAGCTCTTTCAGCAGTTCAAAAATGTTTTTACAATCGCTACTGTGTGAAACCGAAAATGTTTGGCTTTCAAACCCAGTGACTTGCCCGACTTTGATTTCCTTGTCAGCAGTAACACCATCGTTGTAATTTTTTACAATAGCCGTAACATAGCTTTCAATCCCACGCGAAGAAACGGTGAATGGCTCTTTGATGACATCGGCCATCAACGCGATCATGCCATCGCAGCTTACGACGGTATCACCGCGAAAATTTTTGCTTACGCTTGACGCAGTGCCACGGAAGATTTCCACGCCATCGGATTCCAGTTTAATGACAGATGTGTGTGGTTCTACCCGCAATGCCATGTCGTTTGACGGCGGCAGAGTGAATTCAAGCGAGCTTACCGTGTTAATCTCTTCCGTCAGCGAGCCGGAAATGATTTCTCGGCCACTTATCTGCGTTGTGGAAAAAAGCAGGGCTTCGTCTACATAGCATACAAACATTCACAAGCGCTCCTTCATGTACTCAATTTGCAGCGTTCCGCTTTTCCCGTCAGCCGTTGCGATGATGTCAGCCCCACCGCGTGGTATGACAAAATACGGGTTCATCGACGTGTTCGCTTTCAGCACTGTAGAAACGTAACTGCGGTTTTCGTCAAAAACGTCTATATTGATATTGTACGCTCTCCCAAGATACGTCGGTGAAACAACGCGGTCGCCGCCATCGATGTGCGTTGATTTCCATTGCGCCAAGGACAGGCTAACAAACAAAAATCTTGCACTGCTGGACCAAGTGGTGAACACAAGCACCACGGCCGTTGACGGCGAAATAAATGTTGTTGGCTGCTTGATTTCGCTTTCCCCAATTATGTCCCCTGTTTTGCTACCAGCGCGAATTGTTATATATGAGTTTCCATAAATTCCTTTAACGTCGAGGTTATACTTAGACCCAGCGGTCAACCCTGTAACAGTAAGATATAAATAACCTTTTGTGGCAGACTTGGAAATGGACATCGAAATGTCGTGACTGCCGCTCGAATTTTCCGTATAGCTATAATTTACAATGCCATCGATTGCATATGTGTCGATGTTCGCGTCTCCTTGTGAAGCCGGCATAAGGTCGCTTGTATTGTATACAGGGATTTCCACCGTTGTTGCGCCAGACACAGGCTGTCTAAATGGATTCGCGTCAATCGTCAGCGTTATGGTGCGAAAATCCTGCTGATAATCGTCCTCAATGTCCGTCAGTCTGCCGTAGTAGTAGTACCCGCTGGTCGTCTCAAACCGGCAGTCTACGATCTGCCCGAGATACTTTCTGCGCAGTGCGTCAAAATCATAAGTAGAGCCAGCAATCTTACGCAAGGTGACTTTGATGTCGCGGTTGCCGTAATGGATGCCCTGCACGCCAGAAAAGTCGAGCACGCCGTCATATGTGTTGATGTCTACCGTGTCCGTTTTTACCGCCGGGTTGTTGATAGTCGCGGACACGACTGCCACTTGCTTGCCGGTATCGGGCACAATCTCGTCCCATATGCTAGAGCCGTGCAAGCGCATCATAAACGTCAAAAGTTCTCCCATCAGGCCATCGCCCTCCTTTCGCTGCCAACATAAATGCTGCCAAGCCCCTGATTCATGCGATCAGAGATGCCACCAACGAGCGTGTTGCCGTCAAGATAGATGCCGATCTTGCTGATCTCGTCATGGATAGCCGCGCGAATGTTGTTTTGCGCGCTACCAGAAGCAGATACACTCGCGCTGACCGTGCCAACGTCAAACCCGTTTTTAATGTTATCAACAGCGCTACCAACTGCGGACATCATGCCGGGCATACCAGCGTCGATGCCGTTCGCACCGCCGTCCATAACATACTGAAACACCTTTTTAGACCACTTCGACGGTGAGTGCTCATCGAATCCGTCTTTACCCGTGAACCAGCTTTTAATCTTGTTAACGACGCCCTGAACTTTTCCTTTCAACCAGGCAACCTTGTCGTTTATGCCGTTCCAAATGCCCGTCAACAAATTTGAGCCAATGTCCTTCCAGTTAAATTCCTTGAAAGTGTTCACAATCGCCAAAAAGATTCTGGGCAACTGCGTAATTATGTTCGGAATCGCCTCTATCATGCCCGCAGCGATGGAAAGCGTGATTTGAATAGCTGCTAGGATGATTTCATCTAGGTTGTTCAAAATTCCGTTGACGATTGCTATGGTGATAGTTGGGATAGCCGCCACGAGGCTGGGTATTGTATTAAGAATTCCGTTCACAAGCGACATTAGAATCTCAATACCGGCATCAATAATCTGCGGGAGCATCACGATCAGTCCAGCAACGAGATTCCCGATGATAACAGGAGCAGACTGAACAATAATCGGTAGAGCTTCCATAAAGCCGTTCACTAGCGACATAATGATTTCAAGCGCCGCGTCCATAATGGAGGAAAGTGTAGACGGATTCGAGAGTTCTTCGGCGAGCGTGTAGGAAAGTGCCGTGACAGCGGGGTATAATTTTTCAACAAATTTTGAAATGCCATCTGCAAGATCGGTTACAATAGTAGCGCCAGAGCTGACAATATCTCCGGCTTTGGCGGTGATATTATCAACAAAATTGATAATAATTTCCGATGCCGCATCAACCAGCGCAGGAAGATTTTGAATAATGCCATTTGCGAGAGAGCCGATCACAGAGCCGCCGACACTAATAATTTTCGGCAGATATTCAGTCACAACACCGAGCGCGTCAGTCATGACGGAATCAAACTCGGTTAGAAGCCCCTGCATCCCACCAGATTCAAACGCTTTTTGCAGGCGGGAAATGTAATCTGTCAGTGTTTTTACGCCGTCTTTTGCTTTTACAGAAAATGTCTCATAAAGCGAAATTCCGAAACCCTCAACGGCTGATTTCATGATTGTAATCGCGCCCTTAAGGTTGTCTTCCATCGTGTCGGCCATTTTCTGAGCAGTGCCGTCAGCGTTTGCGATTGATTCTGTCAGTTTTTCAAAATCTGCATCAGAGGAGTTGACGATTGCGAGCAATCCAGACATTGCCTCTGTTCCAGCGATTCCAGACGCAACGGACGCTTTAGTCGCTTCGTCTAGGCCGCTCATGCTGTCCCGCAAGATTCCGATTGTCTCTGACAGCGGCTTCATGCTGCCGTCAGCGTTTGTCAGCGCTTCGGACGCTGAAAGGCCAAGCTGTGAGAACGCTTCCTCAACGTCTTTCGTCGGGCTGGCGAGGCGGGAAAGTATGGAGCGCAAAGAGCGTCCGGCCATTTCGGCCTTGATGCCGCTGTTTGCCATTGTTCCAAGTGCAACAGCAACGTCTTCGATACTGTAACCCATCGCTCCGGCAACTGGCGCAACGTACTTGAACGAGCCGCCGAGCATTGAAACGTTGGTATTTGCACTATTAGATGCCGCCGCAAGAACGTCAGCAAAATGCGAAGAATCGGACGCTTGCAGGCCGAAAGCAGTAATAGCATCCGTAACGATATCGGAAACTTCTGCCAAATCCTCCCCGGATGCCGCCGCAAGATTCATAACACCAGAAATGCCGTCAAGCATATCCGATGTTTCCCAGCCAGCCATTGCCATGTATTTGAAGGCTTCGGCGGACTCAGACGCGCTAAATTTCGTGGACGCGCCCATTTCTTTAGCTTTTTGCGTCAGCGCATCAAGCTCTGAACCTGTTGCGCCGGAAATAGCACTGACCCCCGACATAGCCGATTCGAAATCCGCGCCCACTTTTGTAACGTAGCCGCCGACGGCGGACACGGCGGTTGATGCCCAGCCAATAGCCTTTACCGCAAATTTGCCGAATCCTTTAGCCGCATTTGCCAGCTTCGAATCGAGGCTTGTTGCTTCATCCCCGACTTTCTTAATACCCTCTTGTGCGCCGGAAATGTCAGCCCCGATTTTGATAAAAAGGTTAAAAAGATTCAATCTTTCACCACCAGACCACAACGTTTGATAACATCGGCCGCAATCTCCTCAGCAGGCCGATTGTCTACCGGCTTTGGATTCACAATGTCCTCAAACCTTGCTTTGATAAATTCCCCGCCGTTAAAGTTTGCGGTGTTTTTGGTAATCATTCGCAGACATTCAGCGGTGTATAAACGATAGGCTGATTGTTCGAACCTATTTTTAATCAATTTCGGCAAAAGAACAACCAGCCCATGTACACTGCATTTAGGCGCGCCCGACAGACAAATCAGGCATTCGTCTCCACCGGCGCGCAGGATTTGAAAAAATCGATCATGTCCTTGTCCGACACAAGCTCCTTGACCATCTGCATCGTGGTCATGATGTTCTGGCGCGCAATGTCATCGGCAGCGCAACCATTCACAGCCGCGAGGATGCCAAACACATCGTCACGGTGTTTTTTCAGAATAATCGGCAGGAGCGCACTAATCTTCTGCGCACCAAAAGTGTAAAGCTCGAGCCGTGACAGCTCGCCGGAGTTATCGATCTTACTTTTAAGCTCTGCCGCAAGTTCCTCGTCGGTCAGGATGTTAAGCGCATAAGCGCCAGCCTCGCAAAGCACGTCTGCCGCGCGAGAAGTATCAAGTTCGGAAAGTTTCATAATAATTTGCCTCCTAAATTATTATATCAGACAGCTTCGGCAGTGCCAGCCTTGACGTAAATTTCAAACGGAACGGTTTCCTGCGCATTCATCGAATAATGAGCGGTGTACTCAAACGCCATCTGGCCTTTAGCCTTGTCGGCAGTCTGAAGCTGGAAGCCGCCAGTAGAAAGCGCGTTCATGAGCTTGATTGCCACATAGCCGCCGTTCGTCTCGCCGTTTTTGTCGGAGTAATCGCCCACAATCCAAATATCGTCGAAGTCAGCCTGCGCAAGGTCGTTGCGCGGCGTGACCTTCGTCGTGTCGGTCGTGCCAATATCAGCCGCACCAAGCAGAGACTTAGCGACGGCGGTGTCAAGCGTGACATAAGTCCCGGAGCATTTTGCTTCCCAACTGTCAAGCTTTTTGAGTTCCTTCATGTTCTTCGGGCAGTTATCGATGTCCTCGCCGAAGTCGGTATAAGTCGGGGTGGCAGTGAAATTGATGCCGCCAGTGGTTGCGCCAATCTGACCGCTTTCGCCGACCGTGCCGGTCGCCGGGGTGAAATCGCTGCAAATGATAGCTGCGTTAATCTGCAACTTCTGGAAGGTGTCAGAAGGAATTTTGGTGAATTTCAAATTGCTTTCATTCCTTTCGTTAAATCGTTGTGACGTATTCGGCGGTGAGATTGAAATACTTTCGCCGAATGTCCCTGTCATCATCCGGCATATTCTGCGCGAACGGGCTTCCTCGTTTCAGCCAAATCGCGCCGTCATCGCACTCAATCCACACGCCGCTTTCATGGATTTTAGCAGCAATTTCTCGCGCCTTTGCGTTGCATTTTTCCCAGCTTGTGTCTCTATACCAGATAGATACAGTTAACGCACATTCGCCGTCACGAAAGCCGCCAGTGACAATGTTATAAGTCAGATAGGGCAATTTCGCGTTGTCCGGCACAGTGTTTTCCTCATAAGGCGTAAGAAATTGCTTATAAAAATTGTAAAGTGCTGCTTCTTTCGTCATTTCCGCATCACCTTATCAAGTGGGTGTAAATTCTTCGGCAGTCACCTGCGCGACCTGAAAACTCGATCGCGCGGGTGTCTGCACATCGTCGCTGTCAGATGTAACGCGAAAGATTTTCCCATCTTCCAGCCGCTTGAAAACGGTGTGATAGGTCAACTCGACAGGCTTGTGAACCGTGACTGTATAATTGGAAGTCACGCCCGCTTTCTGCGCGGTGAGTGCCTCCATGCTGTTATCGCATACAATCGCGGCCCGAAATGTCGCGCCCTCTTTCCAGATAACGTCATACCCGCCCTCTGGATTATCCTGCGTCGTTTTGTCGAGAAACACGCAGTCTCTCATGCTTTCTTCCAACAGCGACATTAGATTTTCCTCCATCTGTTCAGCTTCGACGCGAACACGGCCTGCCACGAAAGAGGCGCGCCAGTCTCTGCGTCGGTTGCTTTTTCGTAAGAATACCCGCCGAAAGATTCAGATGTATAAGGCGCGGCGCTGCCGCCCTCCATCTTCTGGCTGTACTCGTCTATTTCCCCGGCCAAGGCCAAAAACGCCGGAGGCAAGCGCATAGCCCAGACTTCCCCATCAAACACCTCGTCCGTCAAATCCGGAGCGGGGTATTGATGCACGCCGTCGTTAAAGACGCTCCCCACAACGCGGAAGTATTGGCCCTCCGCGAGATAGTCAAGCGGCGCGAGAACGCCGTCTTTGACTGAAAAAGTCCCTTTATGCTTTGCGGAATCATCAGTGAAATAGTTCCGGCAGATAGCACACATATCATCTAACAGCATTTCTCGCACCGCCCATTTTCAGTTATTTATCAAGCGCCGGTCTTCGGCTTGAGCACGATGCCATTCAGCGCCGCCGCCTTGAGGGTGTTCTTAAGAACGACGCCAGCGACGAGCTCGACCTCACCCTTCTTGACAGCACCAGGCTGAGACATATCCGGCATATAAGTGGAAATCACGCTCGTGCCGGTCGGGGAAATGCCGTGGAAGCCATCAAGACCGATGCTAACAGCGTAAATGCTGGAAGTGCCAGCAGCAGTGGTAGACGCGGCGGAAGTGCCAATAACATCGACAGAAGAAGTGCCATTATAGTACTTGCCCATGTCGAACATCGGGACGCCAGCGAACGTTTCAACAACACGGCCAAAATCGTCCTTCGTGCGCTCATAGTAGCCGACACGGCGAGCAGCGGCGCGAGCCTTGAGCAGCATTTCGCCATTCATCAGCAGCATGGTCGCATCGCCGTCAAGCGCGTGGACAAGCTGGTCAAGCTGATCGACAAACGCATTAGCGTTGCTGGTCACTTTCGCGGAATCGGACAGGTCGATGTCCGTGGAAAACTCGTTCGACGTTCCGTTAAGCAGCTTTTTCAGGCCATCAAAAGTGTTGGTGACATAGCCAGCACCGGAAGCGGCGGACGTGCCGTTAATGACGAGATTGTGGAAATAGTTGCTAGTCGCCTTAATCTTCTGCTGCGCCTGAAAAGCGAGCTCATCAATCGCGCCGGAAGTCTCCTGAAGCACACGGTCGACCTCAAAAGAACCGCCCATGATGACGGCCTTCGCAGTCTTTTCCTCGCGCTTTGCTTCGCCAGCGGTGTACTCGCTGCCGATGGTTCGAACAGCAGCCGTACTCGGGGTCTTAAGCTGGATATAACCATAAGTCAGCGTCGAGCCGCCAGTGCCCGGAGAAATCGCGTTATCAAAAACGAGATTATCAAGCAGGAGAGAAGAACGTCTAAATTCGTCAACCACCATCTGGTCAACGCGGTCAGCCATGCCAACCTTAGCCTCGGCAAGAGTAATAGCCATAAATTATTTATTCCTTTCGATCATATTTTTCGCGCAGCGCGTCTGCCAGCGTTTTCGGCGCATTCTTCGCACCATTGTTCGCTGGCGGGGTATCAACCTTTGCGCCGGTCGCAGTTTCAGTCACGATGAAATCGGCCCATTCGGTCTTGACGTTTTTAGACAGAGTGTCAACATCTTTGATATTCCCCTGCTCGTCAAGCTCCACACCGTCAACGTCCGAAACTTTCAGGACGCTATCAAGCCGCTTTTCGGAAATGCCTGCATCTTTCAACATTTTGCGATAAGCCGCCAGCTTTGCGCCATGCGTTTCCTTTGCGGTCTGTGCGCTCTTGTAATTTTCAAAATCTTCTTTCAGCGCATCATATTTTACCTTATAGCTATCCTTGCCGTTTGCTTCAAGCTGTTTTTCGGTTTCATCCAGCTTTTTCTGAACGTCCATCAGCTTATCCGCATCAGCTTTGTAGCCGTCGCGCTGCTCCTTTAGCGCGTCAACGGTTTCTGTGTGCGCTTCAATAATCTGGTCAATTTTTTCATCTTCAATGCCCATTGCTTTGAGCATCTTTCTTGTCAAACTCATTTTGCAGTAACCTCCATGTACTTCGGCGGCATTGCCCTGCCGTTAAATTACTGTTTGTTTATTTCATTATACAGCCTGTAATATTTTTTGTCAAATGGTAGCTGTCAGGCGTTTTTCATGCTTTCTTCCAACAGGCGCTTGTACTCGTCTCCGTGTTCTGTTGCGGCTCGTTTAAGCATATGATTTGCTCTTTGCTTTTGCGTTCCGTTCTCGACGAAAATCCCATAATTTACATTTGTACCAATGTAAGTGGCTGGTTCATCATTATCGACGGCGTGCGTCATGCTGTTCCGAAGACGGCCGGTTCTAACAGGCGTATTGTCTTTCGCATACGTTTCCGCTTTCATACCAATCGCTTCTAATCCGCGAACGAGCGCCCTTTTCATGGCGGCAAGCACCTCTTCACTGTTGTCCTCGAAGATAACGCTGCTCATCGTCTACCAACCTTTCTAAATCCGATAATTTCATATCCCAGACTGCAACGGCAGTTATATACATTTGCCCCGCTTGCGCCTGGGTCGCCAGGGTACATGATTTCTCCAACAGAATTTAAAAATGGCTCGTCCTGTTCGGCAAGAGCGCCATCAAGTTCCGCGTGCCAATCGCGGGTGCGATTATCTTTTGTTGCAATCCATCTTCTTTTTACATCAATCCCAGCGTCACGCGCGCGGTATAGCATATCCATTCTACCTTTGTTCTCCGCGCCAGTTACCATCGTCCTTGCGTTTCTTATAGCAGATTCGGCATTCATGTGCTCAACTTTTTGCAGCCGCTTGGCAATCTCCGGCATACTTTCGCCCTGCAAAATTCCTTGCAACACCTCGGAATTCATTTTTTTGGTATTCCATCGCTTGTCTTTGGCGACATCCAATTTTCTCGTCGGCAAAAGGGATTTATCGGATTTGATAAGATTCGCAACCGTACCAGCGTCCACAAGCTCAAACGTGTACTTCGGTACTTCCCGCGCAATCTGATTGCCAAAAAAATTATAATTTGTTGCGTAAGTTTTTGGAAGTTCGCCGTTTATATAAGCAACAGCCATTCCGTTTACTTGTGAAAGCTCTTTCGCCGTGCGCTCTACCATGCGTTTATAATGATCGCTCATCAGCGTTTGCTCTCGCTGCGCAGACGCAAGCTCTTTGCCGGCTTTTTTTATCGCGTCTCTATCCCCTGATTTTTTGGCGGAATCATATGCATCTTGCAAGGGCTTAATTTTCTTGGCTGATTCTGACATATATTTATTCCAAGACTTTTGCACTTCGACGTGCGCGCGCGAGTAGATACCACGGAGCTTGCGCTCCATGGCATCTAACTGTTTATCCGTTTTCCTATGCGCGTAATCTGGCATTTATTTCACGCCCATTCATCTTCGTCGTGTATATATGCATCAATGTTCCAGCGCGGCTGCGTGCGCCCGGCGCGAATCAGCAGACCGTATTTCACCGTGCCGCCGTCGCACGCCCAACCGCCAAGATCGCGCACGTTCCACGCTTCGGCAGAACCGTCCCGAGTACGAATCCACCTCAATGCGTCCAGCGGTTTGAGTGTTCCGGCCTTTCCGCCCCCGGCGAATGGCGTGAGAACATTTGGCACTTCGTTGTAGTACGTAACGCCGCCAACCGTTTTTCCGATGGGCTTGTAATTGCTTATAACTGCTGTCGCGGGCGCGTATTTTACGATCTGCGACGTGCTGTAGTCGCTTGGGTCATAGGTCACGTTGGCCAGATAATTGTGCACCGCCTCTGGGCACTGATGCCACGCGACCTCCTCCGCGCCAGTGATGCCGCGCACCGCATCGCCAATCTCCGCGACTTTGTATTTCGTTGCAGTGCCATTCTTCTCGCGGATAGCTGCTGCAATGTCCTGTACGGCGGTTTCTTCGTAGAGCTTTTTCATCTCAGTAGCTCACCTCCGTGCCGTCCGGGAGCGCCGCAAGCACGTTGTTTACGATCTCCTGCTTGTCTGCCGCGGTCCAGTAATCCGTGCCTTTAACGGGTGTGTGACCGGCAGCGCCCTGCGCCCCGGTGTCGCCTTTGTCGCCTTTTGCGCCCTTGAGGTCTGCCACGGCGATGAGGTTTTCCCACGTGCTGCCGCTGTCCGTGCTGTACTGGATGTAGCCGTCCGCCACGCGCAAGTCCATGCTTTCGCTGCCGCCACTTGCGGCGGCTTCATTGATGGCCGCGACGAGATTTTCCTTTGCCTCAGTCGTCAGGTCGGCAAGGTCGCCGATCTGTTTCTGCAGGTCGTCCAAAGTTTTCTGATCTACAGGCGTAAACACATAGTCCGACGGTTTGTTCCGCTTATGGACTTCAAATGTCTTTTCGATTTTGGTGTAACCGTCTTCGGCGCTCCCAGCCCACGCGAAAAACGACAAGCGGCGCAAAAGACTGCAAAAGCTGGTCAGGGATGATCGCTGCGCCGTCATACACATCAACGTCAATCGTCCGGCCATAAAAACGGTTCTGATAATGCACCCGCTTGATGCTTTCATCATCGATGACAACTTTTCTTCCAGTGTCCCACTGATACAGTTCACCACGACCATCCGCGAGTTTAATTGTCGCCATTAACGCTCACCTCGCCTTCTTCGCTTTCCGGTGAAAATCTCTCGGTTTCCTCATTCCGCTTTCGCTTGATAATCTCGTCAGCCTGCTCGCCGAGGCCGAGAATAAAGCAAAGCTGCTCCGTAACAGTTTCATCATCGAGATATTCAGCCGCCGACAAAATCATGTTGATTTCTTCACTTTGGTTGATGATTTTTGAACGTTTGAAACTCACTTCATCTTCAATTCCGGCAATCGCAAGAATCTTTTGCACAAAATCGATCACACAATATTCGTACATATCCGCCTTGCTGTCAAGCGGCTGATAAGCTGCGCGAATTTCGGTTGCCGTTTTCGCCGCAGATGACAAATCAGCAACGTTCAGGCACTGAAAATCTTCATACAGCCTTGTTTTGATTGTTGAAATTGCCGTGTCGGAAGCCTGAAACGGTGTTTCGACCGTGTGCGCTTCAACCTTTGCACCGCCGCTTCCGTCACCATCAACGTGGGCGACGTGAACGGTTTTCATGCGCTCGATGAATTTTTGATCGTCCTCGTCGTCCATTCCTCCGCAGTTTGTGATCGCCCAATAAATATAATTGCCCTCATCCACGTTGTTGACAAGGTTGCTGTTCAGCAGGTCAAAGGCGTCAAGCGTTCCCTGCCGCCCAACAAGCTCTGACTGTTTTTTATCGTTGCCATAAAGCGGAACAATCGGGAATGTGGGGTAATTGTCGCCCTCGAACACCTCGGTCTTGTCTGCAACGTCTTTTGCATCACCGCGCCGCTTGATAATATAAGGCCGCTTCCCGCCATCATCGGCGGATTCGATTTCCGTGCCATTCTGCGCGACGTAATCAGTGTATCCATCGATTTCATACAGTGTTGCCCGCAGCGGTTTATCTTCCGCGACCTGCCACCAGCGTATACCAGCTTTCAACGCGCCGTCCATCTCGTCATACAGCGGCACGAATTCGGTCAGCGAGAACACGTCCAAATGGTCATAATTCCAAAAGCCGAAAGATACGCCGCCGATAAGCGCCTCTTTACCAGCCTTTTGCAGCTGACTATCAAATTCGTAGCGATTGCCATGGGTTTCTTTATCGCCGCCGGAAAGCCGCTGTTTCGTATCGCCCTTGCCAAACATCGCACCATTGCCCAGAAGATACTGGTTTTCCTGCGTGATTGCGAAATTGAAAAAGTTTGATGCAATCTTATGGTTCGCGCTCCATGCATCTGCGTGAACCTTGCCCCGAAGATCATAAAGCACTTTTTGATAATGCATGATTTTGGGATTCAGCCCGCGATAATATTGCTCCGCTAGCGATGCGGTTTTATATGCAAAGCTGCTTTTGTGCTCTCCTATCGCCGCCAGAATGAAACCCATCCGCGCCGCCTCATTATCACCGAGCGCGATCAAGTCCTGATACGTCTTTATATTTACCACCCCGTTAACTCAAAATGGATTGATATTTTTCTACCGTGCTGTTTTTTCTCCACAGCCGCCGCACCTGGCTTGCCACGCTATCCGGTGCATCATCGTGCTCCGCGTTCTCGTTGTAATCGCAAATCTGGTCGATAAATTCTTTATCAGTCCCGCTGACGAAATAAACGTTGTTCCACTCGGATTTCAGATATGACGTGATTTTCAAAAACTTGTTCATATTCTCGTGGTAGGTAACAGCACGTTCACCACGCTTGCGCAGTTCTTTCGCCAAATATCCTTTGTCGCCGTTGTCCTCGCAGTAAATTCTACCAGCATTAAAGCGCTTGCGCAAGCCCTGTATCTCGTCGAGACAGTCATCCACGTGTTTACGCCACAAGCGCCCATAAAAATAGTAATTGCCATCGCGCTTTGACACGATGGTAAATGCGGTATAATCCTCTCCGCCATATGCAGCGTCGATGTGGCAATCTCCCTGTTCGACAAGCGACGGGTCACGATCAGTGCGCGGGTTGGAGAAAATAACGTCCTCTTCTGCCACGTGGCGCAATTCATAGTTTGCGGCAAACATGGAAGCAGTCATGCTTTTTTTGATTTGTTCCAAATCTTCTTGCGGGATAAGACCAGTTTGGTAGCAATCAAAGCGCTTGATATTTGGCATCAACGTAAAAGCATCGTCTTTATGCCACGGCGTGCCAGTGTTATAGATTCTCCCGCCACGGTTTCGAATGTTCTGCAATTCTTGATACACCATTTTCGTCCGGTCTCGTTCCGCGCGGGAAATGCGGTCGTTAACATTTACAATATCGTCCGTAAAAACACAGTCGAAGTGTTTGCCGGTCAAGCTGGCTTGCGTGCCAATGCCGACAAGCTGTGATGTTCCCTTGATATCCGTCGCAAGGTTCGTGTTGATCTCTGTCGCGGAAGAAACGGTCAACCGGAGCGGCGCGTCATAAATCGCCTGCACGAAATAAAGCGTGTGCGGATCAAGCAAAATTTTTTGAACCTGCTTGATAACCTCTTTCACGTCTGTGTCTGTTTTTCGCATGAACAGCGTCTTTTTTCGCGGCGTTAGAATGATGATGATAGCCAGCGCAACGGACACGCAGGTCGTTTTATAGCTACCACGGTGCGCTTGCAGCGTCTTATCTTCTTTTCCCCGCACCATGTCGATGATCCAGCCATTATGCAGCTCGGTCAGCTTCGTGAATCCAATCATTCGCGCGAAAAGATAAGGCTTTTCCAGCAGAAAGTTAACCGCTTGCCCCCGTGTCATTTACCATCTTCTCCACTTCGTCAATCACGCTTTTGTCCACATCTGCAACCATGACTTTATCGACCGGCTTTTCACCTGCCGTGTCGCGCAGGACTTCAAACGCCTTAATATCGCCGCTCATCGCCTTTTTCATCAGCATTGCCGACAGCATTTCAGACCCAGATTTTTTCCCTTGCGAAGTGCTATATTCCATCTGCATAAGCTCTTGCAGGCACTCACGTAGCAATTTTTTCTTCTTTCGCGCCTCTACGGACGCTCTTCCTCCCTTCGCACCGTTCCGCCGAGCTTCTTCCGATGTTGGTATTTTTAGGTTTTGAGGATTAGCCGACAACATGAATCATCCCTTTCAGATCGATTAACTGCCTTTCTCCTGCCAATTTCACGATTGATATACTTAATCATATCTCTGCGTAGCTTTTCGCTTTTTGTAGTCCGCACAATTCTCTTTGCTTCTTCAATCGTCATTTCCCAAGCCTCGAACAATTGCCCACTCTCGATCCGACAACTCCCAAATATCCGTGTTAACCTTTTCAGCAGCAGCTTTTTCAGCAGCAGCTTTTTCAGCAGCAGCTTTTTCAGATAGCAAAAATCCGCCACCGAACAAGCCTTTGCCAGACGCTTTCTGCGCGTCAAGCGATCGGATAAAATGCGTATCTCTTTCGCTAATTTCAAGGCTTACACCGTGAGCCGCCATATAACACAGCATCGTTGCTGTCAAAACCTCGTCTGGATATGAGTATTTCGGCAGTTCTCTGTGCAACTTTTTGAGATTCTTTTTGTTCTCGTCATCCAGTATTTCTCTTAAATCAGCGGCAGCGACAATCTTATTGCACCCCATGTTGGTAACAAACGATGTATTGACAGACGCGCCGTTTTCATACACAACTCCGCACCCGCACGCCACATAGTTTGCCGAACCACGCATAATTCCGAGAAGCGTAAGCGTTGGAGCAAACAGAAAAAAGTTGATTCTCTTGCTTGTGTACCATTCGCAGATTTCTGAAATAATGGAAAAAGGCGGATTATCTATTACAACGCACCCAGAAGGATATTTCTCGCTTTTATAATCTCCGCCAGGATAAAACGGGCGCACAATCGCGGCATTGCCGATTTCGTACTTCTCAACTGCCCAATTTCTTACTGCATCGTAGATGTTATCTGGCGTGTAGCAATCGTCCGTTGTTTTCTTCGCTTCAAACTTTTTCAGAAACTCTTGATATTCTTCGTCATCGTCCGAAAGCTCCCCGCGCTCCATTCGTTCTCTAAATTCCTGTTCACGTTCTTCGTTAGTAAGTTCCGTTTTGTCGTCATCTTGGAAGCACCAGTCAAAATCAAACGCCGCCAAATCCAGCCCCGGAAGCTCATCGGCCAGCAGATCAAAATCCCAATCGCTCTCGTTGCTCTTGTTATCCACCAGCCGCAGGGCTTTTACCTGTTCCGGCGTCAGATCATCCACACAAACGCACGGCACTTCTTTCATACCAAGTTTTTTCGCCGCAAGAGCGCGGCAGTGGCCGATAACAATCACGCCGTCTGAATCAATCACAATCGGCTGCACAAAGCCGTATTGCTTGATGCTTTCCGCAACATTCGCAATCTGAGTTTTATCATGCTTTTTCGCGTTTTTGTCATACGGTGTAATTTCGCGGAGTTTCTTATACACAACGTTCAATTTCATCGCCTCCAAATAAATTATATCATGTTTTTCCGCCGTAAGCAACAAGAAGTCGCCTGCCAAAAGACAGACGGCAAAAATTATAGATTGTAAAATGCATTGTAAAGCTCGTCAGCGTTTTCAATCGTTCGGTTGGATTTATATGCCTCCGATGCTTTTTTAATTCGATCGTTCAGGTCAAGCGCACTTCGCTCCAAAAACTTTACTTCGCTCTTATCTCTCACATAAGCGCGAGAAAGCTGTTTTTTTAGCTCTACGCCGGTTTTTCTATCGATGACACCACTATGATACGCCTTGTAAATAATCCGCAGAGCGGTATAAAAACAAGCGTCTGCGATGTCAAGACCGCTCGGCATATCTTCGTCATTCATTGCAGCGCGTTCAAATGGGAATTCAGTCGACATCGTCGTCACCGTCCATCCTCACGCCGTAGCTACAAAAGTCGTCCGGACCTTCGCGGTCGAGGTGGACTGAGCACCATCCCAGCCGCGGCTTATTGTAAGATCGGCAGTGCACCACCAGCGCAACGTCGGCAGCGGGCGTTCGGAGTATAATGCTCCGAACGAGCTTTTTGGCAGTTGCGATTGTAACGACGGCTTTTTCATCCTCCGGCGCATCCGGTCGTACTAATGCGAGCGCCTCTTTTCGCTTGATGTATTCATCCATTGTCAGCCCTCCTGTTCCACGCTTCAGCAGCTCGTTCTTCCGTGCCGTAAATATATACACCCAAAATTCCGCCATCGCACTCATAACTTGCAATCGGGCATTCCGGGTTTTCTTCATAAGCGTGATGAAGCATAAAGCCAAGCCCACTATATAGATGTTCTCCATATGCCACATCATGCAGATTCCCTTCGTCATCACACAGAGCAAGGCTAACTTTACCGCCGCAAAACGGGCACGGTTTCAATTCGTATTCAGCCATCCTGCATCACCTCCACATAGCACCAGCTCTGCGGTGGTCGCGTCAGAGGGCGCTTCCATTCGCAGTCGAAGCTATATTCGCCGTTCACATCTGCCACCTGATCGTATGGGCAGCCTCCGCATCGTTCCTTTTCGCAATATAGCTCAGACGGAAGCCAGAACTCGTTCAGATCTTTCGGTACGTCGTATATTTTCAGATCGGAGATATGCCAGCCGTACAGCCACTTGCCGTCAGCGTAATTCTGGAAATCTTCCGGGTGCATACACGCACGGTCAAGGCCGAAATCGTTCCAACGCGCGTAGTCCTCATGTCGGAACGAGAAAATCGTATCATCGTCATACTCGTCGATGTGGTCACAGGTAAACTTCCCGATGACTTTGAAGTGCTTTCCCCATGCTCCGAGCGCAACACCGCGCGTGCAGTAGATGTACACTTTGAACGGCGTTTCCAGTTTCGGGCGGGTCTTTCGCACCTCAATCGTCTTTTCGCCGCTGGCAATCTTTTCGCACCACTTTGGGCGGATGCTCAGCATGACAGCCTTACTCATCCTTCATCGCCTCCAATTCTTTCTTCGCCTCTTCGCGGGTGAGAAATACAGTCTTTCCGAACTCATCAAGCCAGATGAGCGCAAACTTAATAGGCACAGCACCAACAATAAAACGCCACGGTGATTCCTCGACGTATTGCAGCCGATACACCGTATCGCCCACCTTGCACGGCAGCACCACCAGCCGCCCACCCCTGTCGGCCTCGGCCAACTTTCGTAGGCGATTGATGTCAACTCCATACGTTCTGGCTATTGCTTTAATGCATCCGGCTTCGATTTCCAGTTTAGACCTTTTTACTTCCTCCGGCGGCAGCCCTGAATCCTCGTAGGCTTTGAGCTTTCCCCACACTTTCCGCTGTGTGCAGCTGCCACCATGCGGACACGGCAGCTCTCGACACTGAGCAATGTCGCAGAAATTGCCATCAAACGTTAGTCTCTCCATCACTCCACCTCCTGCATCCAGAACTCGCGGCGGCAGTCGGCGCACACCTTGTGAATGTTTAAACACCCGCCTCCATCATTTCTATGTGAAGGTGAAATTACTGCAGGGCATACACTCAACACGTCGCTATCATCTATCTGAGCCTCCGGATATTGCCCCAGAAACACGCTCTGCCGTGTCTTGCGCGGGTGTGCGGCAGACCATTCCTCGACCTCTTTTACAACGTCCTCGGCGCGAGTATTCATGTCGAACAAGCTATACTTCCCCGCTGACACAGCAAACATTCTTCTGCGTTCCTCAACAAATTTCACAGCATCCATCCTTACACCCCCGCGTCCCACCGGAACTGCTGCATAAACGACAACTGCTGCCGCAAGTCGTCGATCGTGCGTTCCTGCCGCGCCATTTCGGCAAAGAACGCAAGTGCCTTGCGCCGCTCGTTACAGAGCATGGTTTCCGCTTTCTCGCGCTGCTCGTGCTCCTGTTCAGCATAGTCGCACAGCTTGTTAACAGCGTAGCGTGCTGCTGGCGAGAAATCTGCGCTCGAGCGCGGCCGGTTCAGCAGCTCGCGTACACTTTCCACAGCGGGTGCGCCGTTATCATGTCTAGTTTTCATGTTTTTACCCCTCCAAATCTCTTTTTCGTCACGGCGATTGGAAACTCCTCAATCTCGCTTGCCCAGATTGCCGTCCCGACACCGTGTACATCCTCCCAGCACAGCGGGAATCCGCCGATGCCATCAAACAGGCTGCCGAGTGTCGCACCTTCCGGCAGATAGGCCGCCATGCGCCCGAACATCCAGCGCCAGAACGGCAGCGCGATGCTGTTGCCGAGCGCCTTGTACCGTGCGCTGTCGGATGTCTTGCGCTTTTTGCCAGTGCTGTCGGTGTAGTCGCCGATGTCCGTCCAGCCGTCCGGAAAGCCCTGCAGCCGCTCGCAT